CAAACACGAGGTCGCCGCCAAGCGCGACCGCGAAGCGCTGGCCGAAGAGACCCGCGAAAAGATGTTGGCGATTACGGCCACCAAGGCCAAGTTGGTCGTCGACCAAGAGACCTACAAGGCCGTGTATAAGAACACGGACGCAAGCGTGACGCAGCGCGTCGAAGCGCAGAAGATGCTGAAGGCCACCCAAGAGGCCATCCGCGTTGAAGACGCAAAGATCGCACAGGCACAGCAGGCGTACAACCAGCAGCTTGACGACATTGACAGCACCCGCCTCGCCCGGCAGGCGCTTGACGACGCGACCGCATCCGAGCGCAACGCCACCGGCGCCCGCAAAGACCGCACCGCCGCCACCAAGGACGCCGCCAAAGCAGAGCGCGACATCGCCGCTGCCTACGCCGACGTTCAGGGCGTCGTCGACGAGCTGGCCGCCGCAGGCGCCGACGCCGAGCGCAAGTTGGGCATCGAAGCCGCCGCGCGCATCAAGGTCTTGACCGAGATCCAAGACAAGTACGCAGACCAGCCAGACCTAATCATGCGCGCCGCGTCGGCTGAAAGCGCCGTCCGTGAGCAGCTTTATTACGAGACGCTGGCCCTTCGCGAGAAAGAGAACGCCGAGTATCTCTCCTCGCGGCAGAAGGTCATTGCCGCCGAGCACGAAGCCTTCAAGAAGGCCGAGGCCGACCGGCAACGCCTGCGAATGAACAACGTGTCCGACTTCGCCAGCGCATCGTCCACCTTCGCGGGCGGTGTGTCCGAGCTGATGTATCACTTGGCTGAGCAGAACGAAGACCACAACAAAGAGCTGGCCCGCAAGCAGTTCAAGCGCGCCAAGGCTCTCGGCATCGCTCAGGCCCTCATCAACGGCGGGGTCGCTGTGATGAAAGCCTATGCGGAGTTGGGCCCCATCATGGGCACCCTTGCCGCGGTGGGCATCGGCGCCATCACCGCCGCGCAGGTCGGCGTGATCGCCAGCCAGAAGCCCGCGTTTGACCGCGGCGGCATGATCCAAGGCGGCCGCATGTCTGACCAAGTGCCAATCAACGCGCTCCCCGGCGAAGCCGTCCTAAGCCGCCAAGCCGTGCGCGCCGTCGGCGGGCAGACCGGCGTCGACGCGCTCAACCGCGGCGAAGGCCAGAACAGCGCCCCCATCGTGCTCCCCGTCTACAAGCACTTCGGCCGCTTTGTGCGGGACGAGTTGGAGCGCAGCGGCGCCTTACAACGTGCTACCTTCCGCGGGCGCCCCGTCGGCGCGCTGGGGTACTGAATGGCCACGACGACCCGCGCACAACATCCCGCCCTTGTCGTGATGGACCCCCGCCTGGACGCCGCCACGGGCCCGTGGGTCGCACACAGCAGCTACACCGAGGCGTCACCCCGGGCGGGGCTCCCAGAGCCCGCAGGCGCCTACCAGGGCAGCCTACGGGCCAAGGGCGAACAGACGGCAGCCTTCACCGCCCGCGTTCAGTCCGCCGGCCTGCCGTCGTCGCAGTCCACCGCGGCGACCTTCGCCACGTCCCCGGACGGGTCGACCGGATGGGCGGGATGGGAGGGTCCGGGTAGCGTGGCCTTCTGGGACGCCGCGTCTTACAGCACCAGCACGGCAGACTACCTGACGCAGCCGCATGTCTGCGCTACCCCCGCCGGGACGCTCCTGGCCTGCGCCCGCAAAGGCACAGGCACGGGCAGCCTCGTGGTGTACCGCAAGGCCGCCGGCGCCACGTCTTGGGGCAGCGAGATCAGCGTCAGCACCCGCAGCCTCGCACCCTACGGCCCCTGCCTCGTGATGGTCGGCGACCGGGTCATGCTCTTCGTGGCGGTGGAGTCCCCGACCGGCAGCGTCGCCTACGTCTGGTCCCTCTACAGCGACGACGACGGCGCGACGTGGACCGAGGCCGCCGGCCCCGCCGGCGTGGACAGCACCACCGTTCAGGGCGTGACAGCCAACACGGTCCGGCGCACCAGGGCAGCCTACGCCAACGGGCAGATCATCCTCTTCCTACACACCCGCAGCGGCACCACGAACACCGTCTATCAGTGGGCGTCCGACGACCTGGGGTGCTCCTTCTCGCGCGTCAGCACCCTGTCCGGCGAGGGTGGCGTCGACGTCGTCGCAGTCGGCGGGCAGTTCTTGGCCATCTTCGGGGCTTTCGCAGCGGGTGCCTACAGCACGAAGGTCCGGCGCTACGGGTCCGCGTTCCAGTCCTCCGCGTCGTCGGTGATCGCCACGCTGGGCTCTTCAACCGGACTGGGCTCCGCCTACCTCACCGACACCGGCGCGGGCACTGTCAGCCGGCACAACGGCTTTGGCCTCGCCGTCGACGAAGTCGGCGCCGTGTATGCCTTCGCCTCGCAGTACAGCCCCGACCCGGACACGAAGATCTACCGCGGGCAGGTCTTCGCGACCGAAGACCTCGGCGTGACGTGGATCCCTTGGGGTCAGGACGTGCAAAGCGCCAACGACCCGTCCGGCTACAGCTACAGCGCACGGTGGGTAAGCCCCAACAATGGCGATACCGGCGTCACTCCCGAGGCCGTGTTCGCCCACAGCCTCGCCGCCTGCGCCCACCGTGGCCGCCTCATCATCGCGCACAACTGGAACGCCCCGACCGCAACCTACGGCAACAGTTTGGGGTTTGCCTACCTGGGTGGCCTGACCACCCAGTGCCTGCCGCCCATCAACCGCGGGGCCCGCTACCAAGACCAAGCGTCCTGGGACTGGACGTGGTTGCCCTACGAAGAGCCGTCCGCGATCCCGAACAGCGTGACGTGGACCGAGACTGGCACGGCTTCGTCGACCCTGTCCGCCCCCGGCCGGCTGAATCTCAGCGTGCCGCTGGCCTCCACCGCCTATGGAACCTTCAACGACCCCATCGTCGCCGAGCCGTCCGCCCGCGACACCACCGGCGACACGCTGATCTGCGAGGCCGCCATCGAAGCGGTCACCAACCCGGACACGACCACCGAACGGATCGCCCTGCGCTGCCGCGTGGACGATGGCGTGTACGGCTACGAGGTCAGCGTCCGCGTCAACACCGTGGCCGTCGTCGTTTACGACAACGTCAGCAACACGCAGATCATGGCCTCGGCGACCCTGGCCACCGGCCCGAAGCACGTCCGCGTCGGCCTCGATGGGTCAACTGGTGCGGTCGCGGTGTGGGTCCGCGCGTGGGCCGACGCTGAAATCCGCGAGTGGACGTTGCTCGACACGGCAACCCTGACCGACGACGGCGGAGTGGTCGGGAATCACCGCATCCAGTTCGGCTCCTTCTCGGGTGTGGCCGGCGCTGTGACCTCGCGCTGGTTCTTCGTTGCGGTGTCCTTTGGCGACCGCGCCGGCTACAGCAACGTCGGCACGCAGGCGCACTGGGACGCGTTCGACCCGGCCTATCTCCCCGACATCCTCAAGGGTCGGCAGATCCCCGCCGCCCCGCGCTTCGCCTACGCCCGCAGCGGAGCCGCCCTGTCCGGCCTGCGCGGGCCCTACCTGACCGGCCAGACGTGGACCGTCACCCCGGACGCCGTCTTCAGCGCCGCCCGAATCCTGCCGCAGGTCGCCCGGTCCCCACGCCTGGGCTGGCGCTCCACCGGCGACAACGTCCAGCAGACCATCGCCCTGCAGCTACAGTCCACCGGCGCCGACAGCGCCCCGACCGCACCCGTGATGGCCCTGATCCTGCGGGGGATCAACTGGCGCACCGGTGCGATCCAAGCCCGCGTCGGCGGGACGTGGACGACGCAAGCGACGATTGACGCGGCAATCTCGTCCACCGCTATCGGCTTCACCCGCACCGGCGACGTGCTCACCCCGTCAACCTACGCCGCTGCCCGGCCCTACTTCGCAACCGGCGAGCTCACCGGCTGGACCGCGCAGTTCGGCAACATCAGCGGCGGCATCCTGATCGCGCAACGCAAGGTCCGGCACAACACCGAGGGCAAGCTGTCGACCGGCACCTACGGAGGCCCGGTCTGCCGCCTGACCCTGACCGGCGTCGCAGGCACAGAGCAGACCAGCGGCACGATGCGCCTGTGGTCCCCCGACGTCGCGGTGATCTTCCCCTTCACCGCAAACGCCGACGGCTGGCGCATCCTGATCGACGCGCAGCAGACCGCCGATGACTACTACACCATCGGGCAGATGGTCCTTGGCCCCTTGCACCTCGCCGCGCAGCCGTACTCCTGGGGCCGCACACAGACCACCGAGCGCGGGTCTATCGTCGAAGTCCAGCCGGACCGGAGCACGTACCTCGCCCGCCCCGCCCCAGCGCGCCGCGTCATCCAGATGACTTGGGCGGATGGCGTGGATGAAACCCAGATGTGGGCCGCAAGCCCCGAGCCGGACTATCCGGACTACGACAGCGCCGACGCATCCAACGCCAACTCCGCCACGCTGCACAGCCTCACCGGCTTGCTCAACGAGGCCGACGGACGCATGGTCGCGCTCTTGCCCAAGGTCACCCTGCCGATCACGACGACGCAGACGATCCACCGCCGCGCCGGCCTGATCGTCGGCACCGCGTCTGCGACCGACAGCCTCGATACGATCCAAGGCGAAGAACTCACCGACGAAGTCCACCGGTCCGGAAACCTCGTCATCACTGAGGAGGTCTGATGCCGCGCGCCGACGCTGAGATGGTTTGGCTCTTGGACCTCGACCTGCCGGGTGTGACCTTCCGCCTGTCGACACAGCCAATCGTCCTTGACGACGACGGCGCGCCTGTCGAGTGCGCGGGCGGTCTGTCCGACGTGGACTTCGCCGAAGAGATCGACCTGCTGACCGTGCGCCCCGCGTCGCAGACCGTCGCGATCGAGGCCCACATCACGCCGACCCCCGCCTACCTCGCCGCCCGCGGGATCGACCTACGGGAAGCTGAAGCGGTCCTGTCCTACGTGCTGGTCACCCCGCCGCGCATCGGCGCCCCGCTGACCGGCACCTACGGCGCGCGCGTCTTCGTGGCCCGCGGCCGCCTCGCGCAGCCCGCGTGGGGCGACCCGCAGCGCCCCGCGTCGTGGTTTGCAGCATCGCTTGAGGCCACCCCGTGGACCTCCCGCGTCCCGCTGCTCTCCCCGCAGGCCGTGATCACCGCGGGCGACTTCCCCACCGTCCGCGAGGATGCCGCCGGCTACCCCTTCCCGCTCGTGATCGGGCAGCCCGGCGCATCCCTGATCGGCCTGTTCAGCACGCCCGCCTACCCGGTCGCGACGCTGGGCGGCCCTGTGTCGCTGCTCCTGGTTGCAGGCGACAGCGTCACTACTACGGGCGACGACGTGACCATCAGCGATGGCAGCGCGTCCGAAGCCTTCCCGCTGAAGACGTCAATCACCGACAGCGGGCAAGCGTACCATTACGTGGACATCACCGCGGCCGCGACCATCAGCGACACGGCCGATGTCTTCGCCGTCGCATGGTCCGAGGCGTCCGGTGCGGGCGGCGCGTCCCGACCCGGCCGCCCGTCGACGGCCGGCGAGGCGATCCGCTACCTGTTGGCCCGCGCCGGCCTGCCGTTTGACACAGGCCGCAGCGCCCCGGCGATTGATGCCCTGCGCGGCTACCGCTTCGACCTGTACTTGAACGACCCCGAAGTCACCGCGTGGGAGTACCTGTCGACGCAGGTCTTGCCCTACCTACCCGTCACCCTGCGCGCCGGCCCCGACGGCCTGATCTTGGGCTACCTCGACCCCAACGCCACCGCCGCGCAGGCCGCGGCCGACGGCAGCCCCGAGGCCGGATGGGTGCGGCTGGATGCCGCGGTCTACGACGACGGCCCCGCGCCTGTGCGTCTGACAATCCAAGGCGGGCAGAACGTCCTGACCGGTGGCAGCGCGCGCACGGTCATTCTCGACAGCCAAGCGGACACGGTCGGCAGCACGGCCGGGACAATCGGCCGCCGCGCCGGCTTCACCTCCCGTACCCGCGAAGTCCCCGCCGAGACGCAGGCGCCCGAAGACCAAACGCTGATCCTGCCGTGGGCCCAAGAGGAGCGCACCCTGTACGCGCTCGGGCTGTCTTGGCTGGCCTTGCGCGCCGGCCGGCCGTACACCGTCACCTACAGCGCGCCCCTGTCTGTGTCGCACCTGTCCCCCGGCGATGCCATCGCAGTCACCGACCCGGCGCTGGGCTGGACCGACCGCGTCCTGTGGGTCCGGTCGAAGCGATGGCAGGGCGGCCGCTGGCTCTTGGGTCTGTGGTCGGTGGAGCGCATCTAAGCCCGCACCGCCGCGATAGCCGCCCGCCGCGCCCTGTGATAGCCTACCCGTGCGAGGTGTCCGATGGCCTTCAACGTCACCAAGACCGGCAGCCCCGGCCCCATCACCGATCAGGTCGCGCTGGGCGGGACCGCCGGCAACGTGACCCGCGTCACCTTCCCGCGGTGGGCCCGGGAGATCAGCGTCCGGATCTTTGCGTCCAACAACACGACCCCCTCCGCCGGCTTCGTCTCGCACAGTGGGACCGACGGCGCGGCCTACAACGCCGATGCGGTGCGACTTGAGGAGTCGGTGCCCTTCATGGTCAACTGCTCCCCCGGCAGTCACGCGGTAGTCCTGTACATCGCCGGCGACGGCGCGAACGACGTGGCCCACGTCGTCGTGGGCGCCTGACCATGCCCCGCCTGCGCACCCGCATCGTCCCGCGTCCCGGCGGGGTCACCGACCTCACCGCCCCGACGCCCCCCGCCGTCCAAAGCCTCGCCAGCGGCACCACGTCCGCGTCAGCGACGTGGACCCACCCCGGCGCCCCGGCCGGCACCACCTACACCTGCGCCGTCCGCGGCAGCGACGGCAGCACGCCGACCGCCAGCGGCAGCAACCTCGGCGCGTGGACGTGGACCGTCGCCAGCGGCATCGCCTACGCCGCGACCCTGACCGCGTCCGCGTCCGGGCAGACCAGCCGCAGCGACGCGCTGGTCAACGTCGGCGACGAGGCGGTCGGCTGGACCGCCGCCCTCGACCTCGACCTGACCGGCCTGACCACCGCGACGCTGACCGACGGCGTCGTGAACACCGTCACCCGGGCTGCGGGCGGCGCCACGGTCGCATCGGTGTGGGCGTCGTCGGTATCGAACACCGGCACCGTCACCGCCGGCGCAACCGGCCTGCGGTGCGACGGCGCGAGCGCGACCGGCAGCGTCAACGCGCTGATTGACCTTGAGGCCACCGCGGGGCTGACTTTCCCCGAAGACGCGATGAACGGCCTCGCCGTGACCTTCTACCTGTCCAACCTGACCGACTGGACAGGGGCGGGCACCGCGTGGCGCGTCGGAATCAGCGCCGACCAAGCCCGGTTCTCGACCGGAACATCGAACACGGTGCAGGGCCTGCTCTCCACGACGCAGCAGCAGCGCCGGATCGCCACCAACGAATCGTTCACCAACTGGGGATCGGCGGAGGCCACGCCAACCGGCGCATGGTGCGTGACCTTGTTGCTGCAAGGCGGGTCGGTGCTGTGGGCCTTCTACGGCACCACCGCTCCGAGCGACGCCGACCTGACCGCACTAACCGGGGCGGTGCTCCTGTCCTCGACCGTCACCGCCGACGTCAGCGACGCCC